GAGTATCTCCGATCTGATCTTCTAACTTGGCAGCAGCGATGACTAACTTTTCAAACTCTTCGGTGTTATCCTTGCCCGCTTGTTCAAGTAATGCCAACTCCTGCTTTAATGCTCTAAGTTGACCAGTTAGGCTTTTTTGTTTAGTTTCGGTCTGCCCAAATGTTCTGTTAAGTTCTGCCTGCTCTGCATTGACCTGATTGATCTGAATCTTCAATGCTTGTTGAGCCTTTGCATTCTCCTGATAAGACTTGCTTACTCGGTTGCCAGAAGCAATCAGCAGCACTTGTTCCTTCTCTAATTCCTTTAGGTTCTTGGTTAGCTTGTCTGATTCTTTATTGAGTTGATCAAGGGCAGCCTTTACTTGCTGACCTCCGAACGCAGCAGCAGCAGCACCGCCTATCTTCTTAAACTCATCAGCAACCTTTTTCGATGTGGCTGCTGCGCCTTTTACAAGTTCATCATTGGTCTGAGTGATCTTGCCGACCGATGCTTCAAGGCTTGTTGCGTTTGCCTTATAAACAATTTCAACTTCTGCTTGTGCCATCTTTACGTTGGTGCTTTATGAATTGCTCAAATTTAAGCAAATAAAGCGACACATCGCCACGCATCAACTCATTGAACTCAACGATATTGCCAGCAGCCAAACTCATCAACTGAGCCTTGAAATCTTCAATTACTTTCTTTGCCCTTTGTCGAGGTGAGAATCCAGATGCGTTAAGGCTTTGGTCAGATTTCGCTGTGCCTCCACGTTGTACTCCCATAAGTTCTGAAACGTATCGGCTGACATAGTTAGTAATGGCATCAGCGGATCGATATCCAAGCGAGTAAAAAAATCATGCGATGCCTCCTTACACATCGCTTCAAATAACTCTAATTTCTTACTGTGAATATCAGGATCAACTACTGCCACATCTTCATCACTTCGCACCACCCAACAAGCGGCAAGGTTGAGCAATAGATCTCTGTGGATAACGGTATCTTGTCTTTCTCTGATAACATGGATGTAGCCTGCCACCACTGCTGCATTCTTTGGATTGGATAGCCCTGCCGATAGTGCCTTCTCCATCCCTTGCAAGATGCCCTCCATCTCTGATCCACTAAGCCCCGATGATATACGCTCCATCAATCCCATCGACATTGCGAACCTTTCCAATGGCAGGTTCATCTCCTTTGGGAATCGATAGTATGCATAGCCTTCATGCTTGAACAGTTCCACCATTGGTCGCAATGGCTTGGTATCTTTACTGCGCAAAAATATTGATCGCAGTCGATCTGCGAATCTTTTGGATGATTTCATCTAATGAGTTATTTGTTTTGATTTCAGAATTGTCCTTCAAGATCACCACCGTTCCATCTTCATCGTCCGCCTCGAAGCAATGGCTGATAAAGTCAACATTGACAATCGTATCGGCTAACTTTCGATTCACGCCAAGCACCTCATCAATCTCGTTGCTGTGATATACTGCTGAAACGATGATGAAGCCAGTCATGTGATCTACCACCTTTGCACTGGACATTCTGCATCAGGTACTCTTGTCTTTGCCGGAAGGAAGCATCCACACTCTTTGCAAGTGTTGGTTAGCTTCTGATGGTACGGGCATACTACGCATTCCTTCATCCGCTTCTCTGATAGCTTTCTGCTTTCCTTAGTATCGAAGCACCACAGCATCCAGCCGTGAAGGATCATCTTGATCTTCTTTAACATTCGATGCAGTCGATTAAGTTAATAACTCCAACATCTTCAGCATCGGCATTGCTATTCACTACCGAGAAGGTAATGCAAGTGTATTCAATCTCGCAGATGGTGAACACCTCACAGCCTCGCAGACTTATCGTATAGCCTTGCAGTGGATCGATCTTCGCTCCGACAATGGTAAGCATACCATCAACATCCGATTCGCTGTTATAGAAGGTCTGAATCTTGCCCGTTGCATTGTGCTTGATATCTACTACATAAGTAGCATCGGCAGGCACTACTCCGAAGGTGATCCCCTCGTTACAGTAGTCTACAATTATTCCAGAATCAAAGCAAGGAGAACACACGCTCATAAGTATCGCTTTAGTATTGCGTTTACAAAGTAACGAAAACAATCTAAAAAGTCGGCTCGCTCTGCGATGTTTTTACGATTGCTTTTTATGATGCCACCATTGGCATCGCACTGTACTTGCTTGGCATCGAACACAAAGCCCTTGCAGCGTTTGGAGTTCGCCCTGATGTCTAACCGCCTTAATGCTGAATTGCAATCGATACGGCTGTTGTAATGCGTTGGATTGGCAGGGATCAAGAATTGGCTATCGGTAAGCCCAAGCCTGCGTTTGATCTGAGTATAGGCAGAAGAGTTATCTCGCTGCTGCACTGTGCCACCTTTGCCCATTGCATCACCCGTTATCCTGATTAACCCCATCGGTACATTGAGAGCAAGCACAGCATCGCAGAACGCATCCACGCTGCCCTTGTCTATCTTGATCTCATCCACCACCACAGCACCTCTGCCTATCTGTTGGATCACCAAAGCACATAACGGGTTAATGTTGAAATCGACTGACACATAGACGGGCAAGTTGGAGTTAAGTTGGATGCTATCATCGATGTGCTTGTCATCCTGCCACTCATACAAGAACGGGTTAGTTACATCGTCCATCACATCCCAATCACCCTCAACGAATCTTTGGTATTGGACGGGCGGTAACTCCTTCAATGATTCCAAATACTCGGCAGGGATGTAGGGATTGTCAGTGATCTTCGAGGTGATGAACTTCCACTTATCCGGTAGCGTTCCATCCTTATGCCGTTCGTAGATCACAGTCTTAACCCAATTATTTGCAGGGTTGCACGTTGCAAGGCAAACTATCGGCGGTGATCCGATTGCCTGATTCCAACTGCCAATCCTCTCCTGGACCTTGTAGAATGTTTGCTCCTGCAATTCATTTACCTCATCAAGCCCTGCACCGTTAACCTCCAAGCCTTTGAATCTGTTGAGGTCTTTATCATCATCAAATGATTCAGCCATGAAGATCAACTCCGATCCATTGGCAAAACTCACCACATTGGTATCTCGATTCCATGACTTGACATAATCGCCAATGCCATCGGCTAAGATCGAAGTGAAGGATGGGAAGGTAGTACGCTTCAGGTCGGGCAATGACCGCCTGATGATAACCCACCTCGATCTTGGATATTGCAGAGCAAGGTATGTGATGGTGATCAGTAGCCAATAAGTTTTACCACCTCGAATTGCCCCTCCGAATACCACTACACGATTGTGGTCAATGGTTACTGAGTTAAATGCTGTTGATTGTCGGGCTGTGAGGTTAAACTTCATCACTCCTCCTCATCATCCATGTCGGGCATACAGTCGACCAAGTATCTTGCAGCCATCAGCAGGATGAAGCCTACCAATGTAACTGCTGCTGCTATCAGCCCGATGTAGATGCCTAACTTAATCATTGCCCTCTTTAGGCAGATCCTCTGCCCTTGTTACGATCACCAATGGCTCTAGCATATTGACATTAGTGTCCATTGTCTGCTTGGCTTTGCCGTAGCCTCTATCGAGCAACATCTCGGCTGCTTTGATATCGCCCTTCAATGCTTTCTTTTCAATGGCTTTGAGGATCTGCTCGGCAATGGTTACACCGTTCTTCTCATCGCCTAAAATGTTAGCCATGAGTTTATCCAGTTCGGGCAACTTGCGAGGTCTGCCTCCGCCATTGTTGCCTCCCGTTTTTAGCAAACCACCATTCCTGCCTTGTCGCATAGCTTACGGGTTTTTTACGAGGTTAGTATTTATCAATTCCTTGCTCTTGCTTTCTTGAACTTATCTGCCTCAGCGTAGGCGATGGCGATGGCTTGCTGTTGGTTGTAGCCCTCTTCGATCAGTTTGCGGATGTTCATCTGGATGATCTGTTCACTGTCCCCTTGAAATAATGGCATGGCTGTTAGTGTTGATTCTGAACTACAAAGATATTAAACTCTCAACAAAGTCGGATTCTCTTAGCTTGTTGATGCTTTCTCCTATGTCCACCATCTTCTTATACTGCGATGGATAGATCACCAACTTCCTGAGTTTACCGCAGATGTAAGACATTGTCGTGTATATCTCGTTACCATCCCGATCTTCTGCATTGACTAAGATGCCGAAGTTATACTGAGGCTGGTCTGTTGACATGATCACCTTGTTGGTTTTGATGAACATCTGAAGGTCTTTGTGCGAGAATGCCACTGCCACATCGTACTCCCATGATGCCCTCGATAGATAGCCGAAAAAAAAGTAGTTACCTTCCATTTCTGCATCAACGAATATGCCTGATCTGATTCTGATTGTCATGGCTCAGTAAGTTAGATATTTGATGTATCGCATTTCCATTACGTTGCTTTCGTTGTACAGATCCACGCAGTAATCGATGATACCGTCCATGCTCATCACAAAGGCATCCTCTGGCGTTTCTGCTCCATGTGCTTCATCTTCGGGCAGCCATAGGTTATCTGATACCACCTCCTTAAATCTTGTGAAGATCCCGTTAAGCAGCGTGCTGTTATCTCGCCATGCTTCGGTAGTGAATTGAAGATCGAACTCCTCCCATAAGAATTGGCGGAGGCAGTCATTTTTACTGAAGCCAATCTCTTGAAACTTCGATAGCTGCTGCTCGGTTAGCTTGCTGACAATGCTGATGCTGTTCATGCTTATCATCTGATTAAAATGTTTGATAGGTGTCGATGCGCTTCTTTACCATGTCGATAAACCGCTCCATCATTGAGTTATAGAATAGATTAAAATCCTGATGCCCTTCTTGGTTATGCTCAAACAGAATGTAAAGCACCGCCCGAAGTCTTTGGCTTGGTGTCTTGCTGCCCATCTCCTGAGCATCGATCTTCATTGACTGAAGCATCTGCTCATCGTTAAAGGTGAACTGCTCGCCCTTGAATGCCATCACACCTACACCACCCATCCAATGATTCATTAACTCGGTCATTTGCTCTGGGGAAAGTTCCTGAGTGCCGATGCTGATCTTTATAGTCTTATCTCGCCTCGTTGCCACCGATTCGATGGCGCAAGGTATTGTCATTAACTTTGTCATTGTGCTGCTGCTGTATTACGTTCATTAGGTATTTCTTCACTATCTCCCTGATGGCTTGCTTATGGCTGGCAGGCACTCTGAATGTGATGTTCTCGGTCTGCTCTCCATACTTAGACTTCGTGCCTGCATTCGCCCTGTAACCACCCCTTGCTTTTTTACTGACTTCCATTGCACAAAGATAGTGATTATTTGATTATGTAATGCAAGTAGGTTGAAATTTAAGGGCATTTATCTTTTCTTTGGTGTACCTTCTGCCTTAATTTCCTTAATTAGAATTTCTATGTCAATACTTGATTTTTCATAGGTTTCTGAATAAATACCTTCGTACCACCAGATACTATCTACAATTACATTTCCTAAATACTCATTATCGATCATTTCAATTTTTGCGACAATAGATCTATTAAGGGAATGATTTACCCACGCGTGTTTATAATCGTTAAAACAATCAAATGCTTCCCATCCTTTGTCTATAAAATAACTATTTACAACACTAATCGGGAATCCAATAAACTCATCCAAGTCAAAAAGACCAGCAGATATTATTTCTTTTCTCGTTTCCATAGGGTTAGGGTTCTTTATTGGTTTATTCTTTTGAATCCAAAATTCTCAGGCATCTCTGTAAAGTCTAAGCCTGCATTAGACATCAACTTCATTGCATCGAGAGTGATCTTTGCGTTGGCTATGATCTTATCGGATATGCCTATGATAGCATCAGCACGTTTCGATTCCGATTCGATTTGCTCGTTTGTAAGTTCTTCGTCATTCAATCGCTCCAATGCTGCGAATAGATGATCGTTGAGGTCAGTTAATTTGTTCTTTGCCATTTTTTAAGGTTTTGATTTTTCTTCTGATTTTTATTTGCAGTCGTTTTGCTTCTACGATTTCGGGCATCTGTCTTGATACCTCAACCGGTATATCGTAACGAGTGGATAGCACATCCCTGATATAACAATCTTGCAGTTCTTCCCGATACTTTTTTTTGAAGTGAACTCGCATCTTACTCAGTTTTTCTTTATTGTCAGGATTTGCCCGATAGTCTTTGGAATACTGCAACTTATATTCTTTGTTGTCTTGATAGTGCTTCATTGCTCTTGGCTTCGCCTGATTCCTTCCACAAGGTTTGCAATAATTTCCGATTCTGTGCTTGCCCCTTACCTTGCTGAAGTAGGTTGGATATTCTGCGACTTCTTTGTTCTCTTTGCAGATTGGACAAACCTTATGAGTAAATGGGAATTGATTAGTTATTTCGCTCATTTGCTTTTGCAGTTAACATTAAACACAATGCACTTGATCTTCTCATCCCTGGTCAGGTGATCGAGTTTGGGAAAGTGATGCGATAGTTCGGCATCGGTCAGTTGGTTGATCTTGACTAAGAACATCAGGCTCTTTGGAGTTACCTCAACAGATTTGTCAGAATGGATTATCGTCATTGAATTGATTGGATTGGAAGTTAAATGCAGTTGATTCGATTGGCACTGGAAGGTAGGAACTCATCGGCTCTTGATTGGCATCGTAGAAGTTGGTGATGGTTTCGTTATTCCTGAACTCGACAGTACCGGTAGATCCCTGCCGATGCTTTTCAAATAGATAGAATGTTTCGTTGGTATAGGGCTGCCCGTCATCATTGGAAAGGTTGTAGTACGATGGTCGCCAAACAAAGCAAACGGTATCTGCATCCTGCTCTAATGATCCTGATTCTCTGAGGTCAGATAGCATCGGCTTCTTATCTGCCCTTTGCTCCACTTGTCGATTAAGTTGGCACAGTGCAATTATTGGAATGGCAAGTTCTTTCTGTGCTGCCTTTAGCGTTCTGCTGATCTCTGCTACTTCTGCCTCCCGATTGCCACCCCTGAAGCCTTCCAATGTCATTAACTGCAAATAGTCAATTATTACCCATTTGCACAGCCCCTTTCTGACTTGCTGCCTAATTACCCTGATGGCTTCGTGAACTCCGCAGCGAGGCTTGTCGTAGATGGTAAATGGCATCTTTTCAACTTCGCCAATAGTCGATTCAAATACGTGAAGTTCTGGTTGGTTAAG